GGTGGTACTGGTCATGAAGGATTCTCATCACCAGTTCAAATACCTGGTACTAATTGGGCTAATGTATGTGATATCTATCAAGGATTTTTGGCAACTAAAACTGATGGAAGATTATATGTATGGGGGAAAAATCAATATGGAGAATTGGGACAAAATAATATAACTTTTAGATCATCACCAACTCAACTACCTGGTACTACATGGAATCTTGAGGATATAGGTGGAAGGGGAAATAAACGTAATGGTGGTAATGCTTTCAGAGTTGATTAGACCAGTTACCAAACTGTCACACGACCACTTGCATTAGTCATTGATACTTTGTATAGTATGAATAGTTTAGTATTGATTTGTGAATTATTCTACACAAGACAGACTGATTTTCGTCACTTCATTTATTATCTTTATGAATTGGGGTGTAAGACTATCTGAAGTTGCTATCTTGAGGTTCTCATAATGAAAAAGGAATTTATTTGTGTTAAACCAAAGAGTACAGTAGCAAAGGATAGGTTCCTTAGTGATATGAGGGAACTACATAGTTGTAGAGTGAATAATAGAAAGGATGGACTGACATTTGTTGAGTCTATTTCTGGAAAATATTCTTTTTGTCTTAATGAACATTCAGACGATCATTGGGAGGTAATTAAATGATCCCACTCCTAGCATTTGCAGCAACAATAGAATTACAATGTGTTGATGTAGATAAGTTTATGGAGAATGTGGAGAAGGTAAAAATAGTTCACATGACTAAGAATCAGAAGAAAGAAGTAAGAGAAGCACTTGAGTCATTTGTAACAGAAAGATGTCCTCAAACCTAAAGAGAGTGTAAAGTTTATAGATATTAGACCTAACATATGTTAGAATGTCCTCACATTACTCCTAAACCAATGCTGAATTTAGATGAAAGATACCATTCTTATTTGGATGGTAGTAAGAAAATGAGGATAGATGGTGAGGATGAGAGAGTCATAGCATATGGATGGCATTGTGATGGCAATGATATAACAGGACATTATGTAACAACAAAGAATTATAAGTTATACTATAGTATGGATGGTAGTTTTAAAAGAATGGAGACGCTTTCTAAAGTGGCACATGTATAGTTGACTTTAGTTGATTTTAATTTTATTATATACTTACTGAAATAATTTTATGATTACATTACGTCCTCACCAGAAGAGGATTGTCAATAGAATGAATCAGACTGCTAAAGGTCAGGTAATTGTGCCTACTGGTGGTGGTAAGACTTTGTGCATGATTAATGATGCACAGAGACAATTTAGTGAAGGTTATAATACTATTGTAGTTGTAGCACCCAGAATATTATTAGCACAGCAATTATCAAGTGAATTTTTAAATATTATTGATAATGCAAATGTGCTTCATGTTCATAGTGGTGAGTCAGATCATTATACTACAACTAAACCACAGTCTATTTGTGATTGGTTTTTTAATAATCAATTATATGGTAAGAATGGTTTAATCTTCACAACATATCATTCATTAAATAGAATCCAAAAGTCTGGTATTCCTGTAAATACAATATATTTTGATGAGGCACATAATAGTGTACAAAAACATTTTTATCCTGCTACTAGATTTTTTGCAACTACAAATAATCGTAGGTGTTTCTTCTTTACTGCTACTCCTCATCATAGCAATAGTGATGAAAGAGGAATGAATAATGAAGAAGTTTATGGTGAAGTCATTGAGCAAGTACCAGCACCAGAGTTGGTAGATGCTGGTGTTATACTACCACCTAAAGTTGTAGTTAATCAATGTGAAATGATAAAAGGTAGAAAGATAACTTGTGAAGATGATGCTGATAATATATTGTCTAGTATTGATTCTAATTCTGTAGATAAGATATTAATTTGTGCCAGAAGAACCTCACAAATAGTCAAGTTAATATCTGCTAGTAAATTATCAACAGAATTATATGGTAGAGGATATAACTGGATGTATATTACTGCCAAAACTGGTGCTGTTATCAATGGAATCAAGGTCACTAGAGTTAAATTCTTTGAGACATTAAATCAATGGGGTAAAGATAATACTAGATTTGTTGTGTTACATCATAGCATACTATCTGAGGGTATAAATGTTAGTGGTTTAGAATCAGTTTTATTTCTTAGGTCTATGAATTATACTACTATTAGTCAGACTATTGGTAGAGTAATTAGGACAGGAAATGTAAACAAAAGGTTTGGCATTGTGTCCATTCCAGTGTATGATAAGGTTGGTATTAGTACATCAAAGAAAGTTAATTCAGTTGTTGATACTATTTTTCAACAAGGTAAACCTGCTATTTCTACTAAATGAATCAAATTAACAGACGTTGTTTAAAAGAACTAGATACTTATTGGAATGAAAGATTGGCATATTTGGCACAATCTGATAGATTAGATGATGCTGAAGCACTCTATTCAGAGTTTAATATTGATGGTGAAAATGTAATTTATGAAGCATTTGATCGTAATGCAGACATCTTATTTCTGGAGTATTTAAATGACTTATGAACCACAAGTAGATGATTATGTAATATGGAAAAGACCAAGTGGTGACATTGATGAGGGGTGGGTTTATTTTAAGGGAGATCCTGTAGATAATGAGAAAAGAAATAAACAAGGGTGGAATTCTGTTTCACAATATATTACTATTGAAATTCATGTATATCCAAAGAAAGAATGTGTTTATACTTCTGGGAAACCAATGAGACATAAGAATATACATTGTTTGTTAATATGTAATAAAGATAATTGGAATGAATTAGAATATGTTAAGAACAGAAGAGTTGAGGAACATTATAAAGAATTAGCAGAAATACAGAGAGAAGATAAGAAAGAAGAGGATAAATTAGCAGCAATGTATAAGTCTCAAGATAGACCATTAGATATAGATAGTTATAGTTTAATTCCATCAAGATACTAACATGAATCCTGATAAGATTAAGATAGCACCAGAGAGAGAATTTGAGTATGAGAAAATATCAAGAACTATTGATAAGATGGATGACATTGATGAGGTAAAATTGTTGCTTAAATATACTATTAAGATGGGAATGAAGCAAACAGAAATACTAGGTAATATGTTATTGGTTAAGTATTAATACATATTTGAGAAATGTTGCAGAAATGTGTAAATTTGCTGACAAATGTTATAAATAATGATAGAATTGAGGGATAAAATGTAACCAAACCTGTTGGTTATGTGTTAATTATTAAAGAGGGTTTTATGCACAATTTAATGTCATTCAATCAATTAGCATCATGGAAAGAAATAGAAATGTCCCAAGAAGATGATAGGGAGTTAGTAAACGATTACTTCAATTGCTTAATTGAATGTGAAGATGACCAATCAAGTTGTAAAACTATTTGCAAAGACATTCTAATGTAACAAACAACTCAAACCTTTGAAACCCTAGTTGACACTAGGGTTTTTTTATGTAATAATATACATGATAGAAGATTAATTATGCTTAGTAAAGAAAAAGTAAGAAATCAAGTTAAATCTAGATTTTATTATATCTTTTGGGGTGTAGCAACAACATCTGTAGTATTAGGTCAACTATATGTTGGTTCAGGTTATAGAGTTTTTGCAAGATCATTGAATAGAATATTTGATACCATTGAAATTGAAGTGGGTCAAGATTATAAAAATGAAAGATTTTACTGATGAAAGATACAATCTTATTTGGTGATTGTAGAGAAACTCTTAAACAATTTGATGAAAAAGCAAGGTGTTGTGTTACATCTCCACCTTATTATGGTTTAAGAAACTATGGATCGGAGGATTGTCAGATAGGGTTAGAAGAATCTCCAGAAGAGTATATTCAAAACCTAGTAGAAGTATTCCGAGAGGTAGGTAAAAATCTAACAGAAGATGGAACATTATGGTTAAACATTGGGGACAGTTATTATAACTATCGTCCTGGAAAAGGGCAAGGGTTAGTGAAACAAACTGTATCAAATAGTAAACAGGATTTACCAGACAAATGTGCAAGAAGAGGTAACAAATTAAAGGGATATAAAGAGAAGGATTTGATAGGAATTCCTTGGATGTTAGCGTTTGCATTAAGAGCAGATGGATGGTATTTAAGGCAGGATATTATATGGCATAAACCTAATCCAATGCCTGAAAGTGTGAGAGATAGATGTACTAAATCACACGAGTATTTGTTCCTCTTAAGTAAGAATAAGCATTACTATTATGATAATGAAAGTATCAAGGAACCAGCAAAAGATTGGGGAACAAGAGATAGAACTAATGGTAAATATCATAATCCTGGTAGTGGATTAGTACCTCATTCTGGTCTTACTAAATCATATCCAATGAGGAATAAAAGATCTGTTTGGAGTATAACTAATAAACCATATAAGGGTGCTCATTTTGCTACTTTTCCAAGAGATTTGGTTGAACCTTGTATATTAGCAGGGTCACGAGTTAATGATACTATTCTTGACCCATTTATGGGATCTGGAACTACTGCTATGGTTGCAAAATCTCTAGGTAGGTATTACATAGGGTGCGAATTACATGAGAGTTATGGTAATTTAATATATGACAGAACAGCACCCTATCACACCAACCTTGAAAAATTCTTATGAGTGTGACAGTTGACAAAGTGAACACGTTTCTACCACAGACTCCAAAAATGATGTATTATATAAATGTTGAGAGATCACTAGGTTTCTAACTACTCCGACACACTTGACTTAGTACCTGTAATTATACTCAGTAAATGGGTTAGGATCAGGTGAAGCACCTCTTGAGCATACCACACCCCTTGTAAACGACACTACTTTTTATTATGTCACTTGATTCATCTAACGCAGTTTCTTATAACTTTGCGGAGTTCCTACTTGAGAACGCAGATACAGCAGCAGATGTATTAGCAGTTCTTGATGATGTTGCGGAGGTGCAAGAGAC